CAGTTTATCTTCACGAGTCATTGACCCAAAAGTAAGAATACTTCCATAAATGAACTTTTGAAGGTCATTGATTTCTTCAAGTTCTTCTTGTATAAGGTCAGAGTCAAAGAATTTACTCATTTACAATTTCCCGTAAAAGTTTTTTGTACTGAAAGACATCAATATTTAGAAATGGTTTATATTTCTTGATTTTTAAACTTACGGTTTCCCACACTGGGTCCAAAAGTTTCTTATCAAACACATTCCCGAACAGGAATATTATATCATAAATCACCAGGGTTTCAATACCAATCTTCCCGCTCAGGAACTTTTTTAGAACTGGTGGATGACCTTTCGAACAGTTGAAAGCATCCTCTAATTTTGTTTCCGAGAGTAATTGTTCCGATTGTTCTTTGAACAAGTAGGTCAAACTCTGCTGTCGTTTCATCCACTCGACGTATGTTCTTTCGCCAGAATTTATAATTTCTCCAATCCATACGTTTTGTGGGTTATCGGCAGCAAGAAAGTTAGCAAGAAAATAATCTACTATTTCTTTATCGGAATATTTACGACTGGACTTTTCGAACCAGTACTTGTCTTTGCGTTTGTTGAAGGAAGTTATGGTTGCCCGTGACTTCCCACCATATTTAAAGAAATCGTATTTTGGATTTGTAAAATGACTTTTAAGAGAGAGATAATGTTGATAGCACTCAAATGGACTCATAGAGGAAGGCGGGCTTTCGAAGTTTTTTTCATAAAGTTTAGATTGATAGCATCATACTTCAATCGTTCCTTAAGAGGTTTAGAAATTAATTTTGTGACTGAATCTACCTCAATCTTATTAATCTCACAATAATGGCAAATAGCATCAATATAATTCATACTCTCCTCCGCAACGATCTTCTCTATCTCTAGAGAAAACTTGGAAGGAGTCAGAAACTTATCCTCTATTGCCTGTTCTAATTCCTTATTAGGTTCCATACTGCTCAAGTTTATCTCCAACAAACTTTCTAATATATTGGACGAGCAATTTAAGGTACTTTGCTTTGTCGTATTCTTCATAAACAACACATTCTCCATTTTCACAAGACATAATGATAACAAATTTTTTGACTGGTATCTCAGTCAGTTCGTAAAACATTGCTGCATAAGCACAGCACTGGACAAAATAATGATCGATCCACTCACGTGGTTTCGGTTTCTTAGAAGTCTTAAAGTCGATGATTGCTAATTCGCCATTATATTCGGCAATGCAATCGACCGTACCGGCAATACCCAATTGCTTACTATATAGGGAACCTTCAAGAGAGTGAATATTATCAATATTCTTGAGAGTTGATTTAGCAATATTAAACAGAAACTCTGAGATTGGAAGAATATCCGTAGGAAGATCGTGATTTTTCAGGAAATACTCGGTAAGAGTATGCATATCCGTACCACGACTTGTTGCAAGTTTTGTGATACGGTCTGCTTCCACATCTCCAACTTTCTTTCTCCACTTCACAAAGATTTCTTTATTGAAATGACTTGTGATAGAAGTGATTGAAACTAGTTTGAGTAGTTCTTCATCATCAGGAACTTTATAATATCGAATACCATCTATAGTCTCCCGATCAAGTTTCGGGAGCGTCACATCAATATGATTGAACATTAAAGACCTACTTCTATTTTCGCAAGGATGTATTCTTTGACAAGTCCAGAACGAACAATATCATCGACACCAAATTCTATTATATCAATAGATGGCATTTTGCGCAACACATTCATAAAATCAACAATTCCATTACGCTCATTAGTTTTCTGCAAATCAGACTGAGAAGCATCTCCACAAAACATAATCTTAGAGTTCTCACCAACACGAGTAATGATTGAATCCAACTCATGTGCCGTACAGTTTTGGAATTCATCTACAATCACAATTGAATTATCAAGTGTGGTTCCTCTCAAGAATGAAGTGCTCCAGAACTTAATGGTTTCTTGTGCTTTAAGATTACCATAAAGCATCTCAAATTCGGCATCAGAAGGCATCTGGAACATATACTTCACCATATTCTTATAAGGAATCTGGTAGATGTCTGACTTATCCTCATAGGAACCAGGAAGGAAACCAATCTCCCTTGTAGCAACTAAAGAACGAACCAGATAGATTTTCTCATAAGGAGTTCTTTCATCAAGAACTTCACGAAGAGCATTATAAAGAGTGATAAAAGTTTTACCCGTTCCTGCACATCCATAGGCAACAAGATGTTTGCCCTCGGCATATGCATCATAAAGTTTTCTTTGATTGTCTGTGAGTGGGTCAATATCTAAAAGATATTCACTTCCGAGTGCCTTCTTTCTTTTCATTTGACGGGTTGTAAGACCAACACCAATTGGTTGCTCATTCGTCCTTTTTCTTCTTGCCATTAGATTTTTTTGACCGATGATTTAGGAGCTTTACTTGCCTTGTTTAGAACTTCGTTCCATCCTGGGTGCTTATTGACGAGTTTATCTTTCCACTCACCAACTTCCCCTGGACTTGCGGATCCTTGTGACCAATCCCTTTTCCATTCGGGATTGTCCTGATACCACTGTGTGATGTCGTGAACACTCATTTCAATCACTTTCGTTTCACCAGTTTCTTTATGAATAATCGGATAAATTGCCAAAATTAAATCTCCATTTTATATGATTTTATTTAGATGCTCCACTCATCAGAACCACCAAGTGCCTCATAGCAAGTAGGAAATTGTTCTCCAAATACTGCTTTACAGGATTTGGCAATATCCATATGTTCTTTCTGAGTTCCCGATTTTTCTCTGAGAGCAATGTAGGTTATCCACGACCTGCAAGAGCCAGTCATATAAATCCTGGTGGGAACTGCGAGAGGCAATACAAACCTAGCACATTCCTTTGCGACCTCTGCCTCTAGGAGTTCCTTGTAGAGGTCCTGAGCGGCATTGAAGTGGTCCTGTATCTTGGAGTAGAGTTCAATCTTAAGGTCTGCTGGAAGGTCGTCTGTGGAGTTCTGACGGTTCTTTGTGTCCTGCCTACGAAGTTCTGGTAGGGGAATCTCCTCAGCAATCAGATTCGTATCAGCATACCTCTGTGAGAACTCTTGGAATGTGAAACTACGATGACGCAGAATCTGTGCGGCAATACCACGAGTAGTCTCAATCTCCAGTGTCATCGTTGCCTGTTCAAACACACTCCAGTGATTGTGCTTAATACAATACTTCAACAGTCCAGCATAGTTGGGATTGTCCTGGTTATTCGGATTGCTGACACGAGCAATGTATGCCATCATGTTTTCGGCATCAGGAGTAATACTAATCAGTTTTACAGTCATTTCTTTCCAAATCCCCTGTGTTCTTTTGAATTTTGCTTTTCCAATTCTAGCACAGAAAGTTGTGCCTTCATAAATTGAATCTCCTCACCAGAATACAAATAATCCTGCTTCAGTGCTTCTTTAATCAGTTTAATTGCCTTTTTGTTTCTCATTCAGAATCCTCAAAAATTTCGTCGTAATCTAATTCTTTTGGTGTAATATCATCAAATTGATATGCCTGAACATCAGAATATAATTCTGTTTTCAGCGAATCCACAAGAAGTTCTAAATTACGGACAATCAGTTTTAGTTTGTCTTTGTCCATTGCATATAGTTCTCTCATATCATTTTACATAAAAAAGGAAGACAAGTCAAGATCATTATAGATCCTGATTTTGAACCCACGCAAGAACAGTATTGTAGTCAAGTTCATTTTTATTTTTGACGAACTCAATACTGAACATATAACGAATATTATCACCATTTACAACTTTGTGTGGTTGTTGATTGTTAAAAAGAAAAAATGAGTGTTCTTCGTAAGGAACAATCACAGTTTTACCAGGAACTTCAAAGGAGCATTCACTTTGAACATTATAATTAAGTTGCATATTTACACAAACACCGCGATTTTGATCTACGTGAAGATTGTAAATTTCATTTGGGTGAAGGCGAAGAATTCCTGCCTGAAGAATAGGAAAAGTTTCATCAATTCTATTCAGTAGAGATTCTTGAATCCAAAGTTCACGGGGAATTTGAAGTGCATCAAATCCAAAATAACTCTGCCAATCATTTGAGGAATTTTCAATTATAGTTTGATAATTGTCTGCAATAACTTTGGACTTTGTTTTAAATTTATAAAAAAGATTTGTCATAATTTCTTTTTTTTGCATAAAAAAGGAGACCTGTAAGGTCTCTGATGATTTATCGCATTGCCATCATTAGTTTTGCTTGCTGTTTACGATTTTCTTTTTCTTTTTGTTGCTTGATTAAAACAAGCTGCCAGTTGTTTTTCATTTTTTTTCAACCTCCTTAACAAACTTTACTCCACGATACTGGGCATCGTATTGTTGGGGTTGTTGTTGAGTTTGATCTTGCTTACGCATTTCGGTGTCATAAGGGACACCACGATATACTACTTGTGACATTAGGTTTTCTCCTTAGTTGTTTAGGTTAAAGAGCGTTCCTTCAGTCGGCGGTTGCGTTCGCTATTTGCGAATAGCGAATGAACGATCCGTTCCGCGTCGGCTTACTTCCGACCCTTACGGGTTGAACGTATTGTATATATTACCATAAAATTAAAAAAGTAGCAACCGATACTTTAAGTGTATCGTGCCGCTACTGTTACTTACGTTTTTTCCTTTCTGGTGCCTTGTATCCCCAGATTTTGGGACTTACCTTACCATAACCCCAGGCAATTTTTTGAACTGCTCCATGACCAAACTTATCAAAATATAAGTCAAAGATTCTTACCTTGCTTCCACGGCAGAGGTCAGTATAAGTCTCGTCATTAACAATATAAGTTACGATATTAGCATCAAGAGGAAATGATGGATCCTTTAGTTGTTGTATGGTTGCTTTTTCTAAAAGTATTTCACATCCATAGCGGGAAGGAATATCTTTCTTTTCTTCTGCCGTCCATTCCACCGTTGTTTTTTCCTCTGCGACACTGCTACTTTTACTCACGAACGACCTCCCCAAATAATAGATGGGTATGCCTGACTTACAATTTCTTTTGTAACATTATATTTGGTATCAAGTTTCTTATCCTTTACAAGAATTAGAATTTCTGCTTCTAGTGGATGAAGTCCTTCTAGAATATTAATGAACATAGATTCTCTACGAATACTATTTATTGCGTCATTACCACCTTTAAGGAAATGATAGAAGTGCTTGAACTCTCTACGAATCGTGGTGTGTCCCTGATCTGCCTGTGCGGCATTACCTACAGAGAATGAACCAGTTTCGTGCATCCTACGAATTTCTTCCGTAAGTTTATCACTCATTGACCCATTAAAAGTTGTCTGATCCTTATAACCAGAATAAGGTACAGGACCTTCTGGAAGAACAGAAATCACACTCTCATCAAAGTTCCAAATAAAAAGTGCTCTGATTGATGGGTGGTCGTACTTTTGTAGAAGTTCTACTTTCTTCGCATTACTTTTTTGACGTGATACCAAATCAAAAATCTCAAAGGCAAATGGATTAGTTGGTAGATTATCAATTACTGGTGCAACTCTTTTGGTAGTCGTTGCTGCTTTAGTTTTTGTTGTAGTTGTAGTCATAATTATTTTCAGTTAAAAAAATTAGTCTTCGTCGTCGTCTTCGTCTGAATCAAAGTAACCTTCTTCAAAACGAATTGCTAATACTTCGTCGGGAATCAGATTTCCCTGATTATCAAACATTTCTGGATGAATTCTAGGAATCTCCCTATAACTCATCATATACTCTCGGGCAACCCATCCTGTTACAACTCCCACTATAAGGAATAATATGATTAAAAAAGAACCGAATACTAAGCTAACTGCTAACATCTTTTTTTCTCCTTATAGGAATTGTTTTTCTTTTCTTTACAGTCAAAGAAAATTCAAAATAGATAGTTACTTCTCGTCTTAAAAAACAAAGTAACTTCTCAAAAATAATATGGAAATCTTTTGGTTGCCTTCTTTTACCTCCACTAAGAATAAGTTCTACACCACGATTTATTCCATCGTAGTTATTGTTATTTATGGGCGTATCAGACAATTTGCTTCTCTTTTAAATATTTGACGGTATCGGTACACCCACCAAGTTTTTGATCATCACAAATAACTTGAGGGAAAGTGGAACCTTCACCAAACTCCGAATAGAATTCATCTTTAGTAAAATCTTCTCCTAAAGTATACACCACAAAGTTACTTCCTGTCAACTCTAGGACTTGTTTGACTTTATAACAATATGGACAATCTTCTTTGGAATAAACGGCAAAATTCATAATTGTTTGATATCTAAAGTAATTTATATAAGAAAAAAGAGGAGATTTCTCTCCTCTCATTATACCACCATCTTACCTTTCCCACCACAGAAAGGGTCTTCATTCCCAAAGATACAAGGAGTGTTGAAGACTTGAATATTATAAGGTATTTTGAGTCAGTTGTCAAGCAGGTGGTTCTCCCTCTGGTTTGGGATGCTTTGCTTTTACTGCTTCTACCATCTGAACCCATTTACCATTCTCCAAATTACCAGACTTGATATCATCATAGAGAAGGTTCAGTTGGTCTTTCCAATCTCCATACTCCGTTTCACGATTACGAGCATAGAGATAGTAATTATAAGTTTCTACATCCTTTTGAATTTGTGCTTCTACTTCTTCCCATTCAGGTGGTTCAGAACCGTGGGGGCAGGACCAGCGCGTAAAGGTCCTGTTATAGAGATCAAATGTAGCATCAGGACGAAGATATTTAATAGCAGTATCTACGCCAGGCAATCTCGGTGCATTTTTCATTTCAAGTTTCTCCTAAAAAAATTATAAGTGTTTTATCACTCTGCTGCTGGTGCTTCTGGGGTAACGAGATCCCACTGGGTATTCTCTTCGTCCCACTGATAACGTGAACCAGCAGCGACTTCTGCTTCGGTCAGTTCAGGAGCAGGACCAACAGGTGATTCCCAGTCGGCAGTTTCGTTATTAAGAACCCAAGACTCAAAAGGTTTTGGTGCGACGAAGGCATCCAGTCCAGCATTGTATGAATAACCAACGCCAGCAT